CATTACCCAAACGGTAAAGAAGAAACCATTGTATATCCTCCTACTATGGAGGGTGCTATGAACTCATATATTGACCTTCGTAGAGAACAAGGACGCAGACCATTCATTGATGGACCTCACTTCGAACTAATCATTTAAGTATTATTTGGATCTGTACTCATTGAGTCTGTGCCACGTTGGATAATATCCATATTCATTTTGTTGCATATGTCTAGCAGATCCATGTAAGCTTTTAGAAAGTGTTCCATTTCTTTGTTGCCAATCATCCATCTATCGTGTGGCAGTCCTCTGTGCGCTCTTTCTATAATTTTATTTGCAGTGTTAAAGTACTCAGGTAGTTGCATGTCTCTCTTCCCAGTGTAAAACTCTATGACAGTTTGGACAGAGCGGAATACATTTTGCTGCTTCTTTGTAAGCTCTTGAATACTGTCCTTGATTTACAAATGTACTTACTTCGCTTTCTTTTGTCGAGCCATCTCTGTGATGAAAGTCAATTAAAGCAGGATGCTGTATGCCACAGGTATTGCAACTAAGAGATGCTTTGAAAGCCAACCAAGCATTGTGTCTCTTTCTTTTATTTTTTTTGTTCGATGCAATAACTTTTTCTCTGTTACGTCTGTACCATTTGCGTCCGTATTCTCGCTGATATTCTTTTCTTTTTATTGGGTCTTTAATCGGCATCTATTGGCCTTGTCCTTGGCTTGATTAGTTTCTTTGAGATAACTGGTGTTGGCTTGCAAGACATCATTATATTTTTACCGTATGTGCCTAACAATTCAAAGTATATACCATCTAGTATACCTCTGTTCATAACAGAATAACATTGTTGTTCGCTTGGAAGGAGGATGCTAGTTGATAACCTCTCACCTTCAACCCAGTAAGTGATAACAAGAAAAGTCCAGAATAAATTTATCATTGCATTTCCCAAGGTGCTGCTGAAAGTGTAACTGTTTTCTTTCTGTATACTGTATCACACTTTGTTATATCATCCCCATACTTTTTCTTAAATGATACTCCGTGGTAATGTGCAAAGCGTCTGAGCTTGTCCTTGTCCATACCAATTCTTTTTGCTGCTTGAGCAATTGTATGATCTTTACTGAACTTTAGTATTAGTTCTTTTACCTCTCGCTCATGGCGTACTTTCATTTGTGCATATGTTTCCATTATGTTTCCTCTTATAAAAAGACCTCCCCGATTAAAGGGAGGCCAGTTGTGTCAACTAGTAGGGAACGGAGAAGAAAACCTACTAAGCGTGACCGCTATTAGAATGGGATCTTATCTTCACCAATTGAAGACTTACCTTCTGTGTACTGACCCTTGTCCAGTTTATCTGAAACAGAGAAAGACATGTAAGGTTTTTCATCCTTCATTTTTTTCCAAGCTGCAAGTCTTTTATCATCAAAGAGTGGGCCAGTATAATCTGGAGCTCCTTCTTTCATACCTTCATTCTGAAATAATACACCAACCTTCTGGTATATTTCAATGATTTGCTTGCCGTCTTTTGTCTCATCCATAACACAGGTAACTTTCATGTCAGTGCCTCCACTATTAATCTTACCCTGCAAGATAAGTCTTTGTGTCGTGAATGGTGTGAAGGCTGCGCCTGTATCTGTGTTGTCGTATTCTGTCATGCTTCTGACTCCTTTGTTAAGTTAAGTGGGTGGTTCTTGAGAAACCTGCCACCCATCAGGTGATAATTAAGGAGGGAATAGGTGTCGTAAGCTGGCCCCAGCCCCTTACTTCTTCGGGTTAGGAAGAAGCCCCTCCCAGTCCTCAAGAATTAGAAATCTATGTGCTTTATATTCCCAACGGTTTGCGGCTTACTTGAGGAGCCGCTCACCTTTCGGGAAGCATCGTTACCATCATCATCTTCAGTAGGAAGATTGAGAATGGATAGTATTCCGTAGCGTCTAGCGTATGTTATAGCACTACCGAGCCCTTGCATGTCCTGCTTACTCAAGACAACAGGGACTTTTGTTTGCAGCGTGAAGCCAGTATCATGAAACAATTCAGTAGATACATACGCACCGAACTCGTCCTTGCCACAGATGTGGCTAAGAAAGAAGCCATTGTTTTGTAGTGGCTCAGTAACCGCTTCGATAACATCCTCGAGTGTAGCGTACTGACTCTTGAAGTGAGGATTGCTGCCTTTCTTTTTGATAGGCTGTATCTCATTGCGTACTTTGATTAGTAATTTTATGTGGTCTTTCATTGATTTCTCCTTGTTATCCTAAGTGATCCACGTTTGTCTCGTTTCACCGAGATCTGGTCGTTGTATACTTCTCGTTCGTTATCACCGACCATTTGTTTAAGGTCTTTCTTTGCGTTGTCAAAGACCCTATTCTTTTCATAGTAGTTGACGTACGTGATTGCGGCATAACAGAACTGGTTGTCCCTGCTTGCATCTCGCACGACCATATCATCAATCGGGATGTGGTTTGTTGAGAGTGTCGGTGTGTCAATACCAACTGGCTCTTCATTGCGTAACACATAACCCCAGAAGTCTGACACCACTGCCCACATTGAATTGAAATACTCTTCATCATATGAGACAAATGCTGACTCCCATTTATTATTCCCAAAAATTATTGATACCCAGATGCCATCCGACTGAGACAAGTGAGAATACATTTGTAACTGTGGCATGTAATATTTAATTGCATCGTCCATACTGTTGTATGAATTGGTGTGCTTTGCTTCTACTGGATTGCTTCCATTCATTGCATCGACTGTACCCTTGACAGGAACATTACCGATTTGTTTTTTGTAAGCAGACTGAAAGCCACCAAGGACACAATCATGCTGTCTTGCAAACCAATCCAAATTGAACTGCTCAGTATGCACACCAAGCTGCACCGCAATATTGTCAGACAAATCGTCAGGCTCGACGCGACCTGTCTTGACCTGCCATAGTTCCAACCAGTTGCCCTGCATTATTTTTACACAGTCAGAGCCACCGATAAAACCCTTACGCTCCATTAATTTTCTCCATCATTGTAAGGTCTTGTGTACTGCGTTTGTGCAGTAGGGTCAAGGTATTTCTTGAAGTCATCTTCAGTTATTGTTGTCATCTCAAGCAACTCTTTCTTGAGTTTACCTTCGAGCCAGTAGTGTCCCACTCCCTCCCCATTCTTAATTCTGTTAGCCATAATTCTGTGTGTGTCTATTCTCCAAGAGGACTTGCGATATTCCGCAGCAAGACTTGGCGAGGTGCTTGCTCGTTTAACATGTGCATCCCAAGAAGAAGCGTTACCTGATAGTCTTTTAAACTGAGCCATTATTTACTCTCTTTAATATCTGTAATCATAGACTCTCTATGAACACATTTATAATTCTCAACATGTTTCATGGAATGTATTTCTTCTATGCTGCCTGAGTATTCTTCTAAGATTTGATTCGCCAAATAAGATGCTTCATCTTCATCTTTTGCATTTATAGTTAAAAACATACCTTCTGCATAATGAAACCCAACATTAAATAATGGCATTAGTTTACCTCCCAATAGATAGCATGATGCTTGCCCTCATTGTTAGCAATCATAGCTTTATCAATGACCATGCCAGTTTCTTTTAGATCTTTAATACGTGCCGCTAATCTAAAGCATCCAAACTTTTCTAATGCTTGTATTGCAGTGATGCTGTTGCCTTCTTCAAGGTAAGCTTTGATCTGTTTGTTCTGTGATTCCATCTTGATTCTCCATTAGTTGTTCAAACATTTCACCAGACATAATGACTAAAGTTTGCGGAGTTCCTCTCCGTCTTTTATAGAAGGCTATGTCTCGACCTTCTAATACTTTGAATGGGCTTGGGAAGTTTGATACATCCCTATACTTTACTTCTCCCACCAATTCTTTTCCTTTGAGTTCGAGCTTGATGTCTCCCGAATACTCTCCTCCCAAGCTGCCTGAGAGTGGTTGCCTCTTCGCTTTGATACCGATTTCTGTAAGCCACTTGACGAACCACTTTTCATGGTAAGTTCCTTTATTTTTATTTCTATTGACCACGGCTCTTCCTCATAGCAGTGCAAACAAATGAACCAACACTTTTGCATTGATGATTCATGGTTGCCTTTTAGTATTGCGACATACCAATATGTTTTGTCTCCACATAGTTTGCACGTTGCAGCCTTACCTCTTAATTGCTTCGATGTCATATTCTAATGCCTCTAACCAACACATTAACATAAACCCAGAAGGCATCCGCTTGAACTGCTCCCACTTGTGAACCAAAGATTCAGTGCAACCAATCTTACGCGCTAAGCTTTCTTGGCTTAATGCCCTTTCGTGCCGAGCGTCTATTAACAACCTGACCAGAGTCTCGTAGTTGTTTGGTACGCTTGGCGGCTTCGTCTTTTCTGTGTTGCTCATCTATCGCATCTAAAACAGAACACGCGGTACTAAACCGCATTTCAGTTTGCCCATTGATCGTTCGGTAGTATGTAGATGTCGGAAGACCTGCATACTTGAAGGCTGTAAACAAATCTACACCCTTTAGTTTTGCTTGATCTTTGACAGTATCTAAGTATGCTTTCATACTGCATATATGGAGCAACATAAAGTAAGATGTCAAGGGCAGTGTAGGGGAATGTACTTCTGCCCATGACATTGTTGTTAATCCTCCTCTGTTAGTTGATTTAAGTTTTGCCCAGTGCCTACACACTCAGGACAATCAATTTGATCTATGTCAATGTATCCACTGTCACAATCAAAACTCATAGGTACATTGACCTCATGCTCAACATACCCCCAACCATCACAGTTGGGACAAAAGATTTCTTCTTTCTTTTTATCCTCTAACAATTCATCAATCTGTTCTAGAGGTTCCCAGAAAACCTTTTTGAATATGTCATTTAACATGTGATCCATTGCATCAATATGGGACTTCATCTTGTAACTCCTCCAAGCTTTCTTGATAGCGTTCTTCCCAAGCTGCTATTGCTCTGCGTTCAAACTTATCCGCATCGAATCTTGGGTTCATGCGCTTAAGTTTTTGCGATAGTTCTTTGATATTAGTAGGCCAATGTAAGAAAGGTGCTATCTCATCAGCAACAAACTCAAAGTCTTGTCTAGTCCAACGTGCCATTAATCCATCCTCGTAATAAAGTAATCATTCTCTTCTACTCTTGGCAGTGCAACGATAGCGTACTGGAAAAAGTAAACTGTTCCCACTGGCGTATCGTATGCAGCAAGATAATCCATATCATCATCTTCTTCGTATTCTGATATGAGTTTCTTGCCGACTAGCTTTGAGCCAAACTTATACAGCTTACCAAAACCATACTGCTCTGTCATGTACTCAACTAAATCACACTGCTTGTGTTCATCATCTGCTTGAGCGCAGAAGTCTCTCACCCAATAGGGTAAGAAACCTAATGATTGCACAATATGATCCGAAGGTGCATCAACATCTGGATTAAGCATTAACATTTTCATTCTCCTTTTCCATTGCTACTAATTCAGCAAGTTTTTCATTTGTTTTTATCATTTTCTTTATCACATCAATTGCAATTGATTTTGTGATTGGAAAGTAAGCCTCAGTAATTAACTTGAGTTCTCCTTTGTTTTCTAATTTTTCAACAAGCTCTGAGTATTCCCAAGCTAGTCGATTAATTTTCCATAGTTGTTTTGATGTAGCTGATTCCAACATAAACTTCTCCTTTTGCATTGGTTTCAATATGATAGTAACTGCACGTATGCAGCAAGTCAAGCCCTCTCCGCAAGAGTATAAAAAGCGAGCGAAGCGAGCGCGAAATTTTTGGGAGGCCTTTCGACCTCCCTCCAATGTCTAAGCTTTCTTCTTAGCTTTGATCTCTGGCTCGTTGGCTGCTTCAAGAGCATCTAGCTCTGCAAACATTGCTTTGATGTCATCTGGCATCTCTGCATCTGGTTTGCTCTCAATGCTTGTGTAGGTTGCGCCGGTCATTCCTTTATACGCTGACTGGGCTGCTGAAAGTTCAGACTGCATTAACATGAGAGCAAAGCTTTCTGCTTTATACTTAGAGACAGACGCTTGAAGGTTATTGGTGCTGATCTCATCACCATTGAATTGACTTCGATACCTGTTCATCCAAGTTTTAGCGGTGGTCTCTCTCTCTGACTGTCTGGAAATCCAG